CTCGCGCGAGAGCACGAGCTCGCCCCCCTCGACATCGTGGTGCGGCAGGTGATACGCACCTAGCGTCTCGGCGTTGTCGGCATCGTATGACGCGAAGCCGCGGCGATACTTCGCCCATTGCGTGGCGCCGGCCGGGTCGCCGTCGACGCCGGCCCACGCCTGCAGGCGCTTCTCGGCGGCTCCTGCGTCCCACGCCTCGGCCTTGCCCTCCGGCGTTTTCTCGTACGGCACGGCGATGATGAGGATCTTCACGCGGCCTCCGCAGGCTCATCCGGCGCGCTTGGGCCCGGGGCCATGATGACGTTTGCGTCGCGGCGCAGCTGCTCCTCGCGCCCGCGCTGCTTGTTGAACTTCTCGAAGTTGCCGCCGGTGAGCTCGGCAGTCTCCTTGGCGCGCGTCGAGAATCCCGAGGCGACGCGCTGCTCGGCGGCGGTGACTTCCTTGACGGGATCGAGCTGGCCCTGCGACGGGCCGTGCCACTCCGCCCCACGCCAGGCCGCTTGAATCAGCGGATCGGTGAAGTATCCCGGTGCCTGCACATAGCCGCGAGCCACCGCCTCGTCGAGCCACTGCTCATAGACGGGCTGGCAAAGCCGCGTCTGCACGCGGTGGCGCCCGACGATGAAGACTTTCCACGCCTCAAGGAGCGCGCCGCGCGACGCCGAGTAACTCGACGTGAACTGCTTGACGAGAAGCTCGTAAGGCAGCCCGAGGCCAGCGCCGATCTGCTGACACATCGCCTGCACGAACGGCGCGAAGCCCGAATTTGGGCGGCCCGGGTTGACGGATTCGAGCTTTTCACCCGGGAGCAGCTGCACGACGGCGCCGTTCCCGAGCTGCACGCTACGATCGTCGGGCGGCTCCTGCACCTGATCGCGCGCAGGAATCGACGGCCCAAGGCCCGGCGTTGCGCGCTCGCTGGTGACCGCCGCAGTGAACATGCCGCTCACCACCGCCGCCATGAGCTCGGCGTGCGAGTAGCGCGACAACTGCTTGAGCTGCTCGATAACGGGCGCGAGGACGGGAACGCCGCGGCGCTGATTCGGCCGCTCCATCTCCATCATGTGCAGCACCAGGCGGCGGCCAGAGTCGCCGAACGCCGGGATCCGCTGCCACTTGTTGGACAGCGCGCCGACGAGGACGCCGCCGTAAACGGGCGGCTCGCTCCCGATGCTGTAGATGGGATACGAGCCCGCGCCGCGAGGAACCCAGAAGTCGCCCGGGTGAAACTGCGCGACGTAATAGGCCACCGGCGCGCCGTCGGCGTCGATCTCGACACCGTTGAGCAGATCGAGACCATAGGGAAACGGATAGGGGTCGGAGACGCGATCGGCCTCGATGAGCTTGATGCGCAGGTCGTAGCGATCGCCCTCGCGCTCGATGGCCGGCAGCGTCGCGAAAACGTCGCCGTTCATGAGCTGCTGCAGGCTCGCGAGCTCCTGCACTTCGCCGAACGTACAGCGGCGCGCGGCGTCGCACGCCAGGCTGTTGGCCCACAGGTTGAACTCGCGCTCGACGTTCGCCTGCCACTGGAGAGCCTGGTCCCCGGTGAGGCCGAGATAGTCGGCGTCGATCTGCGAATTGAGGCGGAGTCCGGCGCCGATCTCGTTCGTGCGAATCGTCTTGAGCGCCGAGCTCGCGAGCGGATCCCCCATGTACAAGTCACGCGAGCGCTCGCGCAGGAGGTCGACGTTGAGCCCGATGTCAGCGTCGGGGCCGCCCGTCCACGTTCGCCAGCCCGCAAGCGACTTCTTTTGGCGGCTGGCGCCGTGCGAGCCGTAGCCCTGATCGCGGATGAGCTCGCAACGCTGCCGAGCGTGCTCGCGGCGCAGCGCCCATTCGGGGGCGATCTTCTCGGCGGCGCCGATGAGCGGATCGACGATGCGGTCGAGGAGGCCCACGCCTACAGGTCCCTCGGCATGACGCGAAAGACGGGGACGCCGCCAGTGCCACCCTTCGCCAGTTGGTCGACGAGCTGGTCATACTCGGCGAACTTCTGCGCGATGAAGCGCTCATCGGCGCGCGTCAGGGTTCGAGCGCCGATCGTGTAGCTCTTGCCGGTCGCAACAGCCTCCAGCGCCGCGAGATATGCGGCGCGAAGTGCCTGGGCTTCTGCGAGAGAGAGAGCCATGGAACAGGATTCAAAAATGCACGAATCAATGGCGTTTTGAGCGGGGTGCCATGCAGATTTGGGTGACAAATCGGCTATTTCCGATATTCGCCACCGACGGCGAATAAGTTGGGTGACAAATCCGTTTAGATTTGGGTGACAATTTGCCGCATGAGGACGTGGGTGTTGGTGATGGCGGCGGCCTGCGCGACTGAGTTACCAGCAACGCCGATTTATCTCGACCTCTCCGTCGGTGATTCGTCCTCTTCGGCCGATCTGGCCACGACGCAGGATCTCGCGCTTTCCGTCGACGGCGACGCGCCCGACCTCGGCGGAGTCGATTTCTCGACGGCGCAGGTGCGGGATTTTGCCGCACCCGCTGGTGACATGGTGGCGGCCTCTCCGGCTCCTGACCTTGCCGCGCCGTCCGATATGACGCCGCGCTCTGATTTCGCGGTGGCCTGCCATGGACTGCAGGCCGCGTGCGTCCAGTCGAGCGGCTGTTGCCAAGACGGCGTCGCCTGCACCTACGTCGACGGCAATCCGATGTGCTGCCAGCCGCTGGGCCAGGCCTGCAGCAGCCTCGCCGATTGCTGCTTTCCGTCGGGCGTCAGCGGCGTCACCTGCAACTCCGGCACGTGCTGCGCGCTCTCATACATCACGACGGGTTGCCCAGCTGGCAAGCACAAGGTCTGCGCCGAGTGCCCGGAGGGGATCGTCAACTGCGCGAGCAGCTGCACATGAGGCGGACGATTGTGATGGCAGGCGCGGCACTCATTATTGCTGGCGCGATCATCGGAAGCATTGCTGTCGCCAAGAAGAGCGGTCCAGCCCCTTGGCGACGTGACGGTGGCGTCAGAGACCAGGACGAATATGTCCGCGTGCCGTGCCCGCCGGGACTTCCTGCATGGCGCGTGTGCGAAAAGCGGAAAAGTGAAATCCGCGACGGTGGGACGTGAAAGCCTTTGTCGCGGTGATGGCGCTCGGGATATTTCTTGGCGTCATCGTCTACGTCGTCGAGATGGCGCCGCAGTGGGCAGCGCAGCAACGAGCTCAAGTAGCCGCAGACCTGGCGCCGCCTCAGTAAACGCCCTTCGACAATATGCGCCGCCTTGGCATTCCAGACGGCGCCGCCGGATAGGCTTCTGCCTCCACCGCCGCCAACCCACGCTTCAAAAGTTGGCGGCATGCCGCCGACCATTCCATGTCGTTCTCTTTGGCGTATGCGCGGCACGCGTCGAGGAGCGCCTTCGGCAGTCGGATTGAGAGTCGTTCTTCGCTCATGATCCAGATCCCCTGCTCGGCGCATTCTCTTTGGGCCGCTTCATCAGGACGCGGTCGCCGAAATAGCCGACGAATTCCCAGCCCTTCGCGCCCTCGATGTTCAATCGTTCGACATCGGCGCTCTCCTTGTCGATCGTGAGATATTCCCACTGAGGAAAGGAAAGATCGATGATCGCGCAACGGATCTCGGTCAACTCCTCGCGCAGCTCCCGCAGCCACCCGTCGAAAAATTCGGAGTCGCGTCCGTCCATGCTTACTCCACTCCTTTCGATAGAACGCGCCGCCGCGCTTGCGGCGGTGGCGCAATCTTCGTTCCTTCAGCAGCGGCCGCGCGCTCTTTCTCTTCGATGGCGGCCAGGGCCGCTAAATCGACCGTCAAGGCTTCGACAGCCGCAGTCGCCAGCACGCGGATATCCAGCGGCTCATTGCGCGCGCGGATCTTTTCCCACACGTGCCGGCCGCCACGCACGATGCGACGCTCTGAAAGGAGACCCTTATAAAACTCGTCGTCGTAGCCATTCGCCATGGGGAAATGGCAATAGCCGGGACCTGCTGACTCCAGGGCGAGACGGGAGTAGACCGCCTCCTTCCCAGTGTCAGCACCGACGGGGAATAGATTGGCGCGCGCGCTATTCTGGGTAGGCTTCCCCGCTATGGGCCGCCCGGTGCCCGCGTATCCCTTCGACGCAAAGATGTTCCGCGCTGCCCGGGCCGCGCAAAACGAGTAGACCTCCTGCGTGCGGTGGCCGCCCGAGTCGATGAACGTGCAACAAACACCGATCCGCCTTCCATCGATGCGCGCCCAGGTCTTTTGCAGAAACATGTCGAGCCGCTGCCAGGTGGCGTCAAGGGAAGTGTCGCCAGCAATGACGATGTATTCGACGCCCCAGCTCTCGCGGCCGAGCCCCCAGCCGAGCACCTCTGCCTCAAGACGGTTGTCCTGCACGTCCACGCCCGCGGTGAGTAACAGCACGCCGTCTGGCACCTCGGCGAGATACTCCTCTCGGTTTTTCTCCAGCGCCTCGACAGTGATCCGCTCGCCCTGTTCAGTCCAAGTCTCGCCCAGGCGTAGGTTGACGAACTCCTGGAGGCCGCGCTTGTTCCTGTCAGCGTGCGCCTTCAGCCATTCGGCCACAAGCTCGCGCCAATGAACCCACGGGCTATAGAGCGCGGATATTTGGTAGCCGCGATGCTGGTGCTCCCGCTCGCTCTTCCACTCGCCGGCGGCCAGCATCTCCGGCTTCTCGCGCTCCTCAATGCGGTCCTTGCACTCGGCGCAGCGGTAATGCACCTGGTCGAGATCCACGTCGCCGGCGGCATTTTTGTAAATCACGCCGGACCACTCCAGCACCTGGTAGATGCCGCAGCGGGGACACGGCACGTGATACCGCCGTTGGTCGCTGTCCTCGTAGAGCCTCGCGATTGCGCTGAAGCTCTCGATGGTCGGTGTGCTCACCGCCAAGATCTTCCTGTTGTGGAAGTTGCTCGCGCGCTGAGTTGCCTGTGCCCAGGGATCGCCGTCTCGGCCAGTGCTATCTGGCCAGCGGTCGAGCTCGTCACCGAGTACTACGCGGATGGGCCTCGAGGCCAGCGACGCCGCCGAGCCCGCCCAGGCGCACGCCAGGATGCCCCCGGGGAACTGCCGCAGCATGATCGTGTTGTTTGGGTCGCGAGCGCCTTCGCTCAGCCTCCCACGCAGAGCGGGAGAGGTCGCGAACAT